TAGGTTACGCATGTATTAATATGAGTATGGGTAAAAAAGTTAGTACCAATCGTGCTATGATTAAGAAAACTTTTGAAACTAAAGGATTGGATTATGTTTCTGAGATTGCACTTCAAAATGCAGCTGATATAATCAAAATTTTAGAATGGAATCGTTTAAATGGTATCAATTTTTTCCGTTTATCTTCCGCAATTATTCCTTGGGGTGACCACATTGATTTAACTCAACTGAAAGATTACAAACAAATCAAATCAGAACTTAAAAAAGCGGGTGATTTTGCAAAATATCACAATATGCGTATTAATTCACATCCTGGTCCATTTTGTGTTCTAACTTCACCTAATGAATCCGTTATTACTAACTCTATTGCAGATTTAGAACTACATGGTAAGATATTCGATATGATGGAGTTATCTAAAACCCCCTACAATAACATTAATATCCATTGTAATGGTGTTTACGGAGATAAAAAGAGTGCGATGGATAGATTTATCACCAACTTTAAAAGATGCTCTAAATCGGTTCAAAATCGACTTACAATAGAGAATGATGATAAGGCTTCTATGTACTCTGTAAAAGATTTGATGTATATTCATAATCAAACCAATATTCCGATTGTATTTGATTACCACCACCATCAGTTTTGTACAGGCGATTTATCCGAAGAACAAGCACTCAAACTTGCAGCAAGCACTTGGCCGATAGATATCAGACAAGAGGTTCATTATTCGGAATCAAAAGCATTGCACGAAAATAATCCAAAAGAAAAACCACAGGCTCACTCATTATACATTAATCAACTACCAAATACATACGGATTAGATATAGATGTTATGGTAGAAGCTAAAGGTAAAGAGTTAGCTATATTACCTTATTTAAAAAAAGTATAAATGAAAAATTATTTCGATTATTGGTATAAAAGAACCATAAAAGATGGATTAAAAGCTATGAAATTAGTAATAGGATTGGGATTAGCAGTATCATTTGGATATTCCGTTAATTTACCAATTGGTATTATGTTTTTTGGATGGGTTTTAATTGAATCACTTATAGAAAAAAATTAATTATGAAAAAATACGCATTGTTCATAGGCAGATGGCAGAATTGGCACAAAGGACACGAATGGTTAATCCGCCAACAAATGGATAAAGGAAAAAATGTATGGGTTGCAATTAGAGATGTTCTAAAAGATGAGAACAATCCTAAATCAGCTCAGGAAGTTTTAACTATGTTACAAAACGAACCATTTTTTCAAAACAATTGGGATAAATTATTTGTATCAATTATTCCAGATATTGAATCAGTAAATTATGGAAGAGGAGTTGGATATGAAGTAATATACCACGAACCACCAAATGAAATCGCTGAAATCAGCGGAACTAAAATTAGAAATGGTCAGATAAACTCTGATGGTAGTAAAAATTAATTGTAAAATCAAATTATATGATTTGGATTAATGAAAATTTTAATTTATTAAGTGAAAAAGAATTAATCTTTTTAAAAAACAAATGTGATAATTTTGTTAAAAAAGATGAAAATATTAAAAATAATTATTATAATAGACAACCTCTTAATAACGAAAATTCTGAAACTATTGATATAGTTCAAAAAATAATTGAATATTTAAAAACTATTATAAATGAAGATAAAATAGAGTGTTTAGCAATATGGATTAACAAAGTAGATAGTGAATCAAATAAAAATGATGAGTTTCACAAAGATAATTCTGATTTAACCTTTTTATTATACCTAAACGAAAATTTTTCCGGTGGTGAATATGAATACATTGCTAAAGAAAGAATTAAAATAAAACCAAAAATAAACTTATCTATAATATCAAATAATAAAGTTTCTCATAGAGTTTTACCTGTTACAAAAGGAGAGAGATTCAGTTTGGTAATATTTTTTAATATAAATAAAAAAAACAATAAAACATTAATATAAATGCCGTTAGTTAAAAGACATATAGCAAAAAGTATTAGTTATCGATTTGGGGGAACTATAACTACAATTGTTCTTACTATGGCCGCCGGATTACCTATAAAATGGGCAGGAATGGTTGGGTTGGGTGAACTATTGTTTAAACCAATTATTTACTTTTTACATGAAAGATTTTGGTATCAATATATAAAATACGGGTTAAAAAGATAAAAATAAATTATATGAAATTAATTACAGATAAAAAATCAAACGGAATAACGAATTCCGATTTTATCAAATATTTAAAAAATCCAGTTGAAAAATCTGAGCTAAATCAATTAGAGGTAGATGTATTAAGAGATACACTATTTGCAGCACTCAAAGGAATGGGTGGGGTAGGATTATCTGCAAACCAAATCGGCGTAAATAAAAGAGCATGTGTTATTAAATTTAACGATGTTGAACTATTCCTATTAAACCCTGTTATTACAGAACGTTCTAATGAAGGCTTTATATTTTATGAAGGTTGCTTATCAATTCCTGATACAATTAAAAAGCCTGTAAGAACTATACGTGCTACCTACGTTGTTGTACAAACTGATAATTTAGGTGAATTAAGATTTGAAATTAATCCAGAAGAAGATAGAAAATCAGATGGGCAAGTTTCCGAAGATACTATGAAAACAGTTATAGTTCAGCACGAAATTGACCACTTAGATGGTATTACCATTAAAGATAGAGTATATTCAACAACTGTTGTTAAGAAACAATCGTATGGTAGAAATGATAAGATTGTTATGAAAGCTCCCGATGGAGAGTTAGTTGAAGTTAAATACAAAAAAGCAAACAATTATTTTTTAAAAGGATATGAAGTAGTATAATATGGAATATGTAATTTTAATATTTGTCTTTATGTTAATCGCTTTATTATATGCGGTATATAACTTATTATCTAAAGTAGAAAAATATGAAGATTTTATAGACCAGCAAGAACTAAATAACCAAACATTACTGGAGACTTTGCGTAGAATAGATTCTAAGCAGATGTTTGAGAAGGATGATGAAGTAGGTTCTTTATTTTTACAAATAAAGGATATCATCAATCAATTCAAACAATTCTAAAAATGCCAAGAAAAAGAGTACCCAGAATTTATTTTACAAAAGATACTGAAGATGCTATCATCGAATATAATAAAACCGATGACCAGCGTATAAAGAATAGATTATATAAAGATAGAATACAACATTCTTTCGAAAAACTCGCAGAGATAGTTTATAACAAATGGAAGTTTAGTTATTTTGATGATGACCCACAAGATGTGATGGCGGAAGTTGTTGCCTTTATGATTGAGAAGATTCATATGTATCAAGAAGGTAAAGGAAAGGCATTTTCTTATTTTACTATTGTTGCTAGAAACTATCTTATACTAAACAACAACTCAAATTACAAAAGATATAAAGATACCGATGTAATGTCATCTTTACCAGATAATTGGGATACCGAAAATAATTGGGCAGAAGAAGTTCGTAATGAGGAACACCGAACATTTAATGATAGAATGTTAGAATATTGGGATACTCATTTAGAAAACTTTTTTCAGAAAAAGAGAGACATACAAATAGCGGATGCTGTATTAGAATTATTTCGTAGAGCAAATTATATAGAAAGTTTCAATAAAAAATCGCTATACCTACTTATTAGAGAAATGACAGGCTTCCCCACACATTACATTACTAAAGTTGTTAATAAGATGAAAGAAAAACAAATGGCACTTTATAATGAATTTGATAGAGAAGGCGATATAAAAATTTAAAATTATGGTTTCATTAGGTATTTCCGCATTTTATCACGATTCAGCAGTTTGTTTATTTGAAAATGGTAAAGTAATAGCAGCAATAGAAGAAGAAAAATTATCAGGCATTAAGCATGATAATTCATTTCCCAAACAAGCAATTAAGTGGGTTTTAGAATATTCTAAAAAAACAATATATGATATCGATACGATATGTTGGTATGAGAACCCTCAATTAAAATATGATAGAGTAAAAAACACCGTAGGTAAAAGATGGTGGAAGAATCGCAAGATTAAAAAACAATTTCAAAAAGAATTTTCCGAAACAGAAGGCGATTTAAGTTTATATTTAGCTAAAAAATTAAATTTCATAGGTAATATAGAATATGTAAAACACCACTATTCTCATCTAGCTTTTTCATATTATACATCTCCATTTGATGAATGTGTGGGTATTTCAATAGATGGTGTAGGTGAATGGGAAACGGCATTGGCAGTAAATTGTAAAAATAATACATTTAAAGAAATTACATCACTTTTATTTCCAAATTCATTAGGATTAGTTTATTCAACTATAACTGCATACTTAGGTTTTAAACCAAATAATGGAGAATATAAAGTTATGGGATTGGCACCATATGGTGACCCGATGAAGTATAAACACGTATTTGAAAAGATTTGTAAATTTGATATTCACGGTAGTATAGAGATTAAACAAAAATATTTTACTTGGCAATATTCAAACACCGATATGTACACATATGAATTAATTAGTCTTATCGGAATTGAACCAAGAGAACCTGAATCTAAAATAGAACAACATCAT